CTATTTCTTATTTTAATTATATCGAAGGAAAACGATTCTAATGGCGCGAAGCCAGGCTATAAGCTAACCAAAAATTTTATATTATTTGTTAGAGACCATCTATTTCTTTTGTAATTTTAAGACTGGTCCAAAGTGAAATAATGAAGTGGCATAGTCTTGCACGTTTCAAGTGGGATTGGTCTCCTATTTGAGCGTGGACAGGAAATGTTTACGTAGTTATTTTACTTTTTTCTAAAATTAACCGCAGTTTATTTGAACGTTGTTTGATTATGTTGATTATTATGTTTTAGCGTTACTTTTCTTAAGTGCCTAGCTTAACGGGAGCGCATACATGTGTATGTGTGTCCACGAATAAGATTAGTAGTTTTTACTTTAAATTACCTTGCGTCGGGTTAGATTTAGTTCACCGCCGTATTGAAAACATAGTATAGATATATGACGACAACAATTGAATAAATTGTAAGAAAAACTTATCGCCTTTTGCTAGTTAGGCTTATAATTAACTGGGCTCGAAGTCGGAGAGCTTAAACAGCGAGGGTTTTACTTGCCCTACAAGTATTCAAACTTTAATACAAATGACAAATTACTTTATTTACGATTTTACAGATAAAGATATAGACCACAAACAAGATGACAAAATTTTCAAAACAATTAGATCAACAAAGTTATTACTTTATTTATTATTTTAAAACCGAGAAATTGGTGTTAGTGTCCAAGAAAGCTTTTAAAGCTGTTCATGGTGCTTGTATTAGTTACGGAGCTCGGCTGGTTAAGGTTGTGGGATGTCAATCAAGATCTCACGTTCATGAAAAAATTAGGAAGGCTCTCGCGACGCGAGTAATGCCCAAGTTTTATGCACAGTGCATGTTAAATAAGCGCCTTCAAAATTTTGGCTCTTTTAAAGCGCAGAGCTTGCTTGGAGACACTAAGAATTTGTTTACAGGCGCCAAGATTATTTTACAATTAGCACAAATGGTTGGAAATATGTCGCAATTTATGGAGACTAAGGGTAAGTCAATTTTAATATCAATAGTTAAATTATTTATGGAAATATATACATTAATGACTTCTGAGTTTAGTTTTGTCAATTTTTGTCAAATTATTTTATCCATATATCAATTGCACGACCATTTATTTAGTGCGCAGTCGTTAGACGTTTTTTTAATTGCTGGAATTTCTGCGATGTTGCCAGACAAAATAGTTAAAATATTGAGAAGTGCTCAGTTGTTAACCCAGATGAAGATTGGGGACGATTTGAGCTTAGTTAATAAGTTAATTTCAGCTGTTTTTAATTTATGTGATTTCTTGATGGGTAAAGTTCCAGACAAAATGCCTTTCAAGGATCATATAATGAGTTTATTTGATTTTTTTAAAAATAACACAGCCCATGTGTGGATTATGCAGATGGATAAAATATTAGACGATACTGATCATAATTCAAGTAAAGTAGCAAATTCTAGTTACAGACGGCAAATTGAAGCTTTAAATAAGAAAATTACTTCCAGACCAGAAATTATGGACTGGTGTCGTAGATCTGCAGCTTTGGCTAACACTTTAGTTAGATGGAAAAATTTAATGCGAATAGTTAATTCTTATAATCAACCAGATAGGCAAGAGCCAAATTGTTTTGTTTTTGAGGGTAAACCTGGATGTATGAAATCTTTGATTATGAATGCAGTTATTACTGCTTCAGGGTTACCCAATTATTCTCATATGGTTAAAGCTAGTACTGATGGAAAAGATTGGTATGATCAATACAATAATGAAGATATATTTTTTATGGATGATGTTGGTCAGCAAGGCGTTAGTCAGTGGCGCACGATCATTAATATGGTTTCTAGTGTAAAACTACCGTTAGAGTGTGCTGATGCAGTTTTAAAAGATACAAAATTTTTTAATAGTAAAACCATTATGCTTACTACCAATTGTTTTCAACATTTGCAAGGGATAACTAAGCAAGATTGTATAGCAGATGTTACCGCGTTATGGCGCCGTGGCTATGTTTTTGATTTTGCCAATGTTGGCAGAAAAGGAGAGTTCATAATCGGTAAGATTAATTTTACTTATTATGATATTAATACAGGTAGGTTTGAACAAAAGTTCCCTGCTGATTTCGTGGCCAAGTATCCAGACATACCATCGTCTTTTACAATCTCAGATACTGATGTTGCAGGTAGTAAATTACAGCTCATTGCATGGGTTTTAAGCGTTGTGATGGGATTTAGTGCGTTAAAACAAGGATTCGTCAACAATAATAGGGTTACGAGTGAAGACGCAGCGGAGATTAAGAAAATTGTCGAGGCTCAATTAAACGAGAAAGTTTTTAACGCTCAAGGTTTTGGCGTTTCCATTAATCAAGGGAAAATTACTAATGAAACAATGAGTGCTAGAACTGCATTATTGAGAAAAGCAGGTTGCGATAGCACTAAATTAAATTTAGATAAAATTCATATAAAGAAAACAGATTTGAGTAATAGTACTAATAATAAGTTCTCTTATCTTGATTTAGATCCAGGCTTTTCGACACGAGATTATAGCATTCCGTGCCGAACAAGAGAATTAGACAGTTATGTTAACCGAGCTCCACCACCTAAATTGGAAGTTGGAGAAAGTGAAAGCGAAGAAGAGGAAACTCCGAGTGTACAAACTTCTTGGAGAGATTGGATTCCTGATGTCGGGCGACCTTTTAGAAGTATTAAGAGTCGATGGGCAGCAAAGCCTGAAGAGAAAGTTAATGATCCACCTTTGTACAGCAAAACTAGTAAGTCTGATCGTACAGACTTGGTATATGTTCGCGATTCATTTAGCGATGAAGAAGAGGATGAATCCTCTTGGAAAGATTATTTGCCAGATGTTGGCAAGAAAATTAGGCGAGGTCGTAGGAAGTGGAATGATAAAGTAGAAATTGATGAGGATGATCGGCCCAATGGGACCAGATTTGGAAAAGTAGCTC